TCTACATAGACAATTTATTCCCACATCAGCTTTTGAAAGGAGATGATGAAATGCCAACACCACCAAAACCATATCTAGTATTAGCAAGCGAAGGCAAATCCCACCGTACCAAAGCTGAATTGAAGCAAAGGGACCAAGGGGAGAAGGCTTTGCTTAGTGGATCTAGCTTGAAAGAACGACCTGAAGTAAAGAATAATGTTCAAGCCCACAAGGAATTTTTAAGGCTATCCAAGTTATTGAATACCTTAGAGAAGAATGACTCCATCTATGAGCCAGTCATTAACCGATACTGTTTAATTCAAGCAGAATGTAATGATCTCGAAGAACAAAAGATTTACTTTTATAACTTAGTGAAAGAGCTAAAAGAATCTTTCAAGAATGTTGTTGAAGAAATAGAAGATCGTGAATCCGCTGCATTAATGTTAATGGATCACTCCAGGCAAATGGCTGTCATGCAAAACGGAATCATCAAGCTTGATGCTAATCTTCAGACAAAAAGAAAAATGCTCCTGGACATCGAGCGAGAATCAATAATGACCATCGCTTCAGCACTCCGAAACGTACCGCGTAAAGTTGAAAAGAAAGAAAATCCACTAACAGAGGCTTTAGCAAATGATTAATGAAGGCAAAGCTTATCGGTATGCGAAATGGTGCATCGAGGAAGACAACAATTACGTGGGAGTTTATGTAAAGAAGCAAGCTCAACTCTGGCTGAATATTGCGGATGGCCTTGACGACGAAGCATTTATTGATGAAAAAGCTTATTCGAAAATCTGCAAGCTGCTTAAAATTATGATTCATCCTGATTTGTTATGCAGTATGTATGATGGGTTAGAAGATTACGCATGGTTTTTAATCACAGCGGTGTTTTGCACCAAGCTAAAGAATGATGAAGATAAAGACATCCGGTATTATGTTACAGCACTATTAGAAATATGCAGAAAGAATTTTAAAACATTTAATTCAGGGGTCATTTTTATTTTATTGATGTTGACCGAAAATGCCTTCAGTAGATTTTTTTCTGTGGCTCCTGATTTAAAATTATCGAGCGAGCTGAAAAGCGCAATCAAAAAAATTATAAAAGTAAGTCCTGCATTATATGATCCAGATGAACCAGCATTTAAAATATTGAGAAGTCAAATCATATGCTTACTAAATGATTCTGAATATACACCTCTGGCATATTCGAATGATGGAATGGATGGTAAAGATTTGCCCGCTGTTATAGCAATATAACAGATGAACTGAGAAAGAAACATGGAAAGCTAAACATATCGGTTGTAGATTGATATGCAAGCCAATCAGAGTGGAAGGCTATTAATAATATAATAGTCACACGCAACGCGTAGAAGGTGAAACTCGAAAGAGAATATAACCCTTCCAAGAGTTCTCGGCAACCCTAGTGGTTGAAAAGGTACGCTGAACTTATTTACTTTTCCTATTGAGTATGATATAATTGTCGTATAGGGAAGGTGATGTAGCAATGAATTATCAAGAAAGGTTAAATTTATTTAAGCAGTTAGTTATAGATAATAAAACTATGACAGAAATTGTTTCTATTATGAGCATAACCACCAAATCAGTTTTAAATTATGAAAAAACATTAGGTATTAAATCCATTAGGGCAGGTAGAGAACCAAATTTGAATAAATTCTACTTTGAAAATATAGATAATGAATATAAAGCTTACATTTTAGGCTTTATATTCGCTGATGGATATTTAGAATCCAATGACAGAACACTAACGTTTAATATCAATAAAAAAGATATAGATATTCTCTATAAGATAAAAGAACAAATTGAATGTGGAAACGAAATACATAAATCTAGTACAAAAAACTGTATCAAACTTTATTTGTCAAGTAAAAAACTATGTGATGATTTAAAACGATACAGTGTCAAAAGAAATAAAACGAGTTCGATAGAATTTCCACAACTCAAGAATGAGTTATATAGACATTTTATAAGAGGATATTTTGATGGTGATGGGCATATTGGTAAAAGGCAGTGTGCTTTAGTTATTGGTAGCGAAAATATGTTTAATGGGTTCATGGAATTTATAACTGATAAATTTAATAAAACACTATATTTTCAAAAAGTTGGGAACTATTATAGAGTTCAATTAAATAGAAAGGATAGTGACATTGTTAAATGGCTATATAGAAACAATAATATTTGCTTAGATAGAAAAAATAAAACCTTTGTTGAAAATTGGGATTGTTATACTGAAAAGATAAGAAGTAGAGGATAAAAAGCCTTTACGATAACAAAATTGAAATTAGCTAACGCGTTCCTGGCTGATGAAGCGGGAGCGATGGATGATTATCCGGTTGAAGCAATGAGATCCTCACAGATTACATTGTTTAATAAATTGGGAATCATCATTAGTACGCAATATCCAAATGATAACAATGTCATGATTGATGAAGTTGATATTGCCAAGAAAACACTAGACGGCCTCATGGATGACAAGCGATATTTTGCATTGCTCTATGAACCTAATGTTGAATATTCCACCGGTGACAAGTGGCAAACAAACGACACAATAATTTATCAATCAAATCCAGTGGCATATAGTCACAAATATATATTCGATGAGATCAAAAAGAAAAGGACCTTAGCTATTCTTTACGAAAACAAAAGAGAAAACTACCTCTGCAAGCACAACAATATTAAATACAAAGGGCTTGGAGTTGAAGGATACGTTGAAATTACAAAGGTTAAAGAATGCGTAACGGTTGAAAACCTTGAGTTCTGGAAAGGCAAGAGAGTTTATCTTGGACTAGACTTAGCACTCACGGATGATAACGTGGCCTTGGCGATGGTGACTGAAGATAATGACATGATTTATAGCAAGGTGTTTGGATTTATACCGGCTGGAAGAAAAGAGTTTAAGACGAATAAAGAGCATGTTGACTATGACAAACTCATTAAAGATGGTGTGTGCTTTGCGTGTGGTGACGAGGTGATTGATTACTCATTCATTGAGGATTTTATCATTGGAAATTTAGAACGTTCTGAGGGCGAATTAAAGGGCATACAAGAGAAGTACGGAGTTGAGATTGTGCAGATAGGATATGACAGATGGAACGCAGTAAGTACGGTTCAGAAATTAGAAGCTGCAGGTTTTGAATGTGTGGAAATCAAACAACATAGTTCAGTTTTGCATATGCCTACAAAACTATTAAGAGAATACATTTTGAAAAAGAAATTTAGGTATGACGAAAACCGTATGCTTGAAATCAATTTCCAAAATGCACGATGTACAAAAGACACAAACGAAAACTCATACGTTAATAAAAAGAAATCTGCCGGTAAGGTGGATGAAGTTGTCGCATTGATTAATGCGACTTATTTATTACAACAAGATATGTTATTCGGAATCGATGATTTCGGAGTGCAAGTATTTTAAAGGGGTGAACCAATGGGATTATTTAACAGAAAGAAAATAGAGGAAAGAGCAGATCCAGTTACGCCACCAGTCGACAATGTTTTGTTAGAAGCGTTGCTCGGCAGAACAACATTGACTAAAGAGCAAGCCTTAAACATTCCTAGTGTGGTGGGGTGTATAAAATACGCTGCTGACACAATATCGATGTTGCCGATTAAGTTGTATCAAGAAAAAGACGGTAAGGTTGCTGAGATTAAAGATGATCATCGCCTGAAACTGCTGAATGATGATACAGGTGATACACTCGATGCGGTTCAATTTTGGCGTGCAATGGTCACAGATTATTTTTTAGGTAAGGGTGGATACGCTTATATAAAACGGAATGGAAACAATGTTGAAAGCTTACACTATGTCGATGACGTAAGTGTAAGCATCACAATAAACACTGATCCGATTTTTAAAAACTATAGTATTTTAGTGAATGCAAATACCTATATGCCACATGAGTTCGTGAAGATACTAAGGAACACAAAAGACGGTGCTTCAGGTAAAAGCATTATCAATGAAAGCTCAACCGTTTTAAGTGTAGCTTACAACTCATTAGTTTTTGAAGAAACATTAGTACAAAAAGGTGGAAACAAAAAAGGATTTTTGAAGTCATCCAAGAAACTTACACAAGAGGTTATGGATGCATTAAAAGCCGCATTTAAAAAACTATACAGCAATAGCACAGATAATGTTGTAGTACTAAACGAGGGAATAGATTTTCAAGAAGCCTCAAATACTTCTGTGGAAATGCAATTGAACGAGAACAAAAAGACCAATGCCGAAGAAATTTGCAAGTTGTTTTTGTTTCCGGTCAACGTCATTAACGGCATAGCATCCGAAAAAGAATATTCAAACGCGTTTAAGATGGGAATTCTCCCACTGCTCCGAGCAATCACAAGCGCAATAAACAGGGACATGCTACTTGAAAGAGAAAAGCAGTCCTTTTATTTTGCATTTGATACCAAAGAAATGCTCAAGGGTAGCATAAAAGAACGGTTCGATGCCTATGCAGTTGCAATCGACAAAGGCTTTATGAAGATTGATGAAGTCAGGTATATGGAAGATTACGAAGCGTTTGATATCGACTGGATCAATGTAGGACTTAATTCGGTGTTATATGATACCAAAACAAAGTCTATCTATACACCAAATACCAATATTCAAACGGATATGACGGATATTAAGAAGCTTGAAGAACCTGAAGAGCCTACAAAAGGGGTGGCACAAAATGATCCTAGCAATTGATTTTGACGGAACGTTATGTCATAACCTCTTTCCGAAAATAGGGAATCCCATTAAACCGGTGATTGACTGGTGCAAGGAACGGAAACAGGCAGGAGACAAACTTATCCTGTGGACTTGCAGAACAAAAAACCAACTGCAAGAAGCTGTTGATTGGTGCAAAACTCAAGGATTGGAATTTGATGCGGTTAATGAAAACCTCGACGAAATCATAAAAAAATATGGCGGAGATACCCGAAAGATACAAGCCGACCACTATGTCGATGATAAGAATTTAAGCATCAAAGAGATTTTGGGAAAGGAGGTGATAAATGTGAGATGCGAAATTAGGGCAGACGGATTGCATATATCCGGATACGTAAATGTGCCAGGGAAAATGAGCCGACCTGTGATTACAGGAAGCGGACGAAGAGTCATCGAGGTTATCGAAGAGAGGGCGTTTCAAAAGTCTCTCGATACTGTTGACGATGTAACAATGCTACTCGATCATCGAGAAGATAAATTACTATCCAGCACAAAAGCCAAAACCCTCGAACTCCGAGAAGATTCCATAGGGTTGTATGCCGATACCGTGATAACAGATCCCGAAACAATAGCCGGTGCAAAAGCTGGAAAGCTAAAAGGTTGGTCGTTCGGGATGAAGAACATCGTTGATTCAATCGAAGAACGAGGAACAGACCTCCCACTCAGACATGTGAAAAGTTTTATCTTGGACCATGTGTCGTTAATCATGAACAAGAATCCAGCTTATGCTGCAACATCCGTTGAACTTAGGGGAGACGATGAAAGCTTAATGGAAATGAGAGCCAGCGATTCAGATCTTGAAATGGTTGAAACACCTAAAAAAGAAATTGACTATACCCAGTACGAAGAACGGATTAATAAATTCAAATAAGAAAGCGAGGAATACAAAATGAACTTAAAGAAACTTTTAGAACTAAGAAACGACAAGGTGGTTGCACTTCAGGCAATTATGAATAGCGCTAAGACAGAAGAAAGAGCCATGACTACAGAGGAAAACACAAAATTTGAGGCACTTGAGGGTGAAATTGCAAGCCTTGATGTGACAATCAAAGCCGAGGAAAGAGCCACTAAGCTAACTGTTGGTGCTGTTAAAGAAGACAAAAAAGAAGAAGTAAAGATTGAAGAAGTCGAACAGAGAGCATTTGCGGATTATATTAGAGGCGAGATCACAGAGAACAGAGCTGAGACTCTCAGCAAGTCTGCTAATGGCGTGGTTATCCCTAAGACTATTGCAAACAAGATCATCGAAACAGTGAAAGAACTGTCTCCTATCTACGCATTGGCTACAAAGTACAATGCTAAGGGTGAACTCGTGTTCCCAGTTTATGACGAGACTACCGAAGCTATTACCGCCGCTTATGCTACAGAGTTTACAGCACTGACTTCCACATCAGGCAAGTTCACGTCTGTATCTCTTACCGGATTCCTCGCAGGTGCACTTACTAAGGTTTCAGAATCCCTTGTGAATAACAGCGACTTTGACCTTGTAAACTATGTTATTAAGAAAATGGCTGAAGCTATTGCACTATTCCTGGAGAAAGAACTCCTCGTAGGAACAGCCGCCAAGATGACCGGTATTCTTTCTTCAACAAAGGGAATCACCGGACTTTCTGCCACCGTAATTACTTCTGACGAATTGATCGACCTGCAGATGACTGTTCCAGAAATCTATCAGGCAAATGCTTCATGGATTATGCATAAGGCAACATTCAAGGCTATTAGGAAACTGAAGGACCTTAACGGCGCCTACATCCTCAATAGAGATGTTACACAAAAGTTCGGTTGGGAACTGCTCGGAAAGCCAGTGTATATTTCTGAAAACATGCCTCTAATGGGCATTTCAACTAAGGCGATTGCATACGGAGATTTCTCCGGACTGTTCGTTAAGTTGGTTGAAAATGTGGACATTAAGGTTCTCAGAGAGAAGTATGCTGACGAGCACGTTGTTGGAGTTATTGGTTGGGTTGAAGCTGACTCAAAGATCATCGAACCACAGAAGCTTGCAGTTCTCACAATGAAGGCTGTCTAGTATGAAAATTAAAGCATTGGTATCATTTTCCGGTGCTTTGTCCATGTATGCAGGAGAAGAAAGAGAGTATGGCGATAAAGCTGTACTCTCTGACCTGCTACAGGCAAAATACATCGAAGAAGTAAAGCCAACTAAGGATGTGAAATCCAATGAAAGTAAGCGAAATACTCGCAAGTGATGTTGCCAGATATCTGAAATTAGAACCCGGTGAATATGAGGAAGTTGATGTTTTAACATTGATTGAAACCTCAAAAGCCTACATAAAATCCTATACAGGATTAGACGATGCCGGATTAGATCTACATGATGATTTTACAATTGTTATTTATATTTTATGCCAGGATATGCACGACAACAGAACATTGTATGTGGATAAAACAAACTTGAACCGAGTAGTTACAACAATTTTAGACATGCACAGCACAAACCTGTTAAGCACTCCAGAGGTGATTTAATGAACGTGAACCCAGGAGAACTCAATAAAAGAATTAAAATCGTTTCTGTGACCAATGGAGCAGACTCCGAGGGGTTTCCAATCCCAATTGAAACATTAATACATGAATGTTGGGCGAAAGCAGGTAATACCTCAGGAACGGAACTGATCAAAGCGGGTGCGGAATTTATTGAAGCTAAAACGAGGTTTTTAATCAGGCATGTAAACAAAACAATCAACGAAGATATGCAAGTCATTTTTAATGGCGACTATTACAACATCAGCTATGTTAACAACTATGAGTATTCCAATGAGTACATTGAGATTTTTGGAACGCTCCGAAAGTTGGTGTAGTATGGCAAAATTTGGAATAGAAATGCCAGATGAATTTGTAAAGAAGCTTGAAAGACTTGATAAATTCGATGATATTGCAAAGAAAATGTTAAATAAAGCCGCTCCAATACTTGTAGGAACGATGAAGCATGAAATATCCAGACTTGATAAATATTCTCAAAGCGGAAGTTTACGTGATTCCATTGTCGCAGGAAAACCAAAAAAGAACGATATCGGTTATTTTGTTTCGGTAGGTCCTAAAACTGGAAGCAAAGACGCTAACGGTGTACGAAACGGCGAAAAATTAGCCTATATGGAATATGGGACAAGTAAAATGGATCCTCATCCAACGCTTGAAAGAGCAAAAATGGCGGCTGAAAATCGAGTAATATACCTGATGCAAGAAGTATTTGACGAGGAGGTGGGAGCAAAATGAATGTTAATAAACTGATTATAGATACTCTCACACCTACAGGTTATGTTCCGAATTTTGGAACATATAAAGGAACCTTACCGACATACATCACGTTTAATTATGCTGACGATAGGGCGATAAGCTTTGCAGATGATGAGCCACAGATAGATGTTGCAAGCGTTCAGATTCATTTGTTCATCCCGAGAACAATACCCTACTCAACATTAAAAAAACAGATCAGATCTAAATTATTCAAAGCCGGATTTACTTATCCGGTAATCACAATACTCGAAGAAAATGACACTGACAAATTTCACATCGTCTTTGAGTGCGAAATCGAAGGAAATACAGAAAGCGAGGTATAGAAAGGCTATGGAAGAAAACTATTGTGTGTATGTCCATGAATTCCCAAATGGAAAGGTATATGTAGGACAAGGCAAACAGCCCATTGAAAACAGATGGAAAAACGGATGGGGATATTGTGGCCAAAAGCGTATGTATAACGCCATAAAAAAATACGGCTGGGAGAATGTGAAACACAAAATAGTTTATATTAATCTTTCTAGAAAATCTGCCTATGAAAAAGAAATCGAATTAATCAAAGGGCTGAACAGTAATGCAACAAGAGGCAATTTAGGATACAACATGTCTGATGGTGGTGAGAGCGGTTCATTTGGCTATAAGCATACTGAAGCTACTCGGGAAAAACTAAGGGTGTCAAGCACAGGAAAGACTATTAGCAAAGAATCTCGGCAGCTTATATCATTATCAAAAGAAGGAAAACCGAGATCAGAAGAAACTAAGAGAAAAATTAGCGAAGCAAGCAAAGGGAGGGTAATGTCAAAAGAGGAACGAATAATGAGAAGTGAATCCGTGTCAGAAATTACTCGACAAAAATTAAGAGAAGCAAATACAGGAAGTAAGCATCCACAATTTGGGCTTTTAGGAAGCAATAACCCCCACTCTAGACCTGTGTTATGTGTTGAAACCGGAATTGTTTACGGGTGTTTGACTGATGCTGGCAAAGAATTTAACTCTGATGTTTCTCACATATCGTCTGCTTGTAGAGGCAAAAGAAAAACAGCTAATGGCTATCATTGGGAATATGCAAATAAATTAAATGTATGATTATAAAATTAAAAAGTAAAAGAAAGAAGGTTATGAAATGAGTAGAATTGGATTAAGATATCCGTGCTATAAAGGTGTGGTAAAAAAAGGTGTCATCGCTAAAGCAATCCAGGCTGATATTGCAATTACAATGTCAGACGGAAAGCTATATGCTGATGATGTACTGATCGAAAATGACAATAGTTTCCAAAGTGGAAACGTCACACTGAATATTGACGATTTATCAGCAGAAATGCAAACAGAATTTTTAGGACATGCTAAAAATGAAACCACAGCTGAAATCACAGCTAATGTTGATGACATTAGTCCATTTGTTGGTATTGGTTTCTACGGCGTGAAAATGAAAGCTGGCGTGAGAGCTTATAGGGCGCTGTGGTTCCCTAAAATTAAGTTTGCTGAACCATCGGATTCATTAGCCACCAAAGGCCAGTCGTTAGCGTTTGGAACAGACTCCATTGTTGGTGAAATCTATCCCGACGATGCTGGTGATTGGAAGAAAGAACAGACTTTCGTCACTGAAGCAGAAGCAAAGACTTACATTGAAGGAAAAGCAGGAATTACAGTATAGGGAGTGTAAAAACTCCCTTTTCTTTTTATAATTTTTTAGGAGGAATTGGAATTGATAGATAAGTTAAAATATTTTACGGTGAATGAAGTCACCTATCCACAAGCATTTACACTAAATGTAATCGAATTAATTCAAGAAAAATACAACACATTAGATAATTTTTTTAAGGTGATGCAGCCTAAAAATGGTGAGCCAAAGATAAAAGACATTATCTGGATATTACAAGAAGTCATCAACGAAGGCATAGACATTGAGAATGAAAATAAGAATGAAAATAGAGCGTTTTTAAACCACAAGCAAGTTGCAAGGTTAATCACCAATACCGATCAGGCGAAAATGATGATTACGAATATTATTTCTGACTCGACAAAAACCGGTGAAGAAGACCCAAACGAGATGACCAAGTAGAATCTGATGGAAAGATAGATTTTGCTTGGTACTTGTTTATTGGTATGAAAAAGTATGGTTACCCTGAAAAAGAAGTAGGACATATGACATTAAAGAAGTGGTCAATGCTGTGGAAAGCCTATGCAAAGAATTTTGACAATGAATTATATCTCACAGCAATGAAGAAAACTTATGAAGAAACTACAAAACCTAAGGATATTGACGATATTATCCCATTTTAGGGAGGTGAAAATTAATGGCAAAAAGTATAGGCACTAACATTGCTCTCGATGGTGAGAAGGAATTTAGGAATGCGATAAAGAGTATCAAAACTGATATGACGGTATTGGGTTCCGAAATGAAAAAAGTTTCTTCAGAATTCATTGACAATAAGAATTCCGTCGAAGCGCTAACCGCAAAAGGCAAAGTCCTTGAAAAACAACTGGAATCACAAGCGAATAAAGTTGATGTTTTGAAAAAGGCAATGTCATCCAGTGCTGATCAATATGGTGAAAACGACAAGAAAACAAAAGATTGGCAAATACAGTTAAATAACGCCGAAGCTGATTTAAATAAGCTCAATAGTGAAATTGGACAGAATAAAGACGAAATGCAAAAGGCAATCAATCCCACTGATGATTTAGGAAAAGAAATCAAGCAGATGGGTGACAATGCTGATAAAGCAGGTGGCCACGCTCTCAACATGGGCGATATCATCAAGGCAAACCTTACAAGTGCTGCAATTATCGGCGGGATAAAAGCCTTGGGTAGCGCTTTTATAGCACTAGGTAAGCAAGCTTTCGGAGCAGTACAGGGCGTTGTCGATACCGCTTCTGCAATATCGGATAACTCTAAAAAAGCCGGAGTGAGTGCTGAAGAATATCAGAAATGGACTTATGCCGCTGGGTTAGCTGGAGTAGAACAAGAAAAGCTAACAGCGTTAATGGTGAAACAACAAACATCTTTTGCTAAAGCAACCGCTGGTTCAAAGGATGTAACCCTCACCCTGGAAGAACAAAAACTAGCAGCGATAAATTTAGAAAAAGCACAAAATACGCTGAATGAAGCGATAAAAAAACACGGGAAGAATAGTCTTGAAGCTAGAGAGGCCGGAGTTAAACTTGAACAACTTCAACAAAAATCCACTGAAACATCCAACACGCAATCAGAAGCTTACAAGAAATTAGGTATCGATATTAAAAATTTAAGTTCTGGAGAAGCTTTTAATCAGGTTTTGGCTAAACTCGCAGAAATGAAAGATGAAACAGAGCGTAACAGTATCGCAAATGATATCTTTGGAAAATCTTATGCGGATCTTGCACCTCTTTTAGGCGAAGGCGCCGACGGAATGAACAAGTTGAAGCAAGAAGCATCTGACCTTGGCGGTGTTATGTCTGACGAAACTGTTGAATCCGGCGATAAGCTTGGCGACACATTGGACCAGATAAAAACAGTTCTCGCAGGAGTAACTGCAACGATCGTATCAGAGTTAATGCCTGAATTACAGAACATGGCTGATTGGGTAGTTGATAATAAGGACGAAATCAAAAAACTAGCGACAGATACTTTCCAGAAAATTGCTGATGTTATCGGGTTTATATCTGAAAATGGCGACACACTAAAAATTGTTTTGGGGGCATTACTAACAGGTTTCGTTGCCTTAAAAGTCATCGACACTGTCAATATTGCGATGGGGGCTTTCAATCTTGTGATGTCTTTAAACCCAATCGGGGCTACAGTTTTAGCACTTGCGGGACTTGCACTTGGAATCATTGCAATAATCAAAAATTGGGATTCCGTAACCGCAGCAATCAAAAAGGCTTGGGATTGGTTAACTAAATGGAATAAAACTGATACTAAAAATAAAGCTATTGCAGAATCAACACCATCATCCAGAACGGGTTACGATGGCGGGATGAGTGGCACGAGCTACGGTGGCGATAGAGGAAAAACGAAAGGTGCAGGCAGTTTCGCAGTAGGTTCAAGATATCTCCCAACGGACATGATGGCTATGGTTCATGAGGGTGAAATGATTGTACCTAAGTCTGAAAATCCATATGCAAATAGTGGTGGAAGAATAATGCCAACGTCAAGTGTTATGGTTACAGGCAATAATTTTATCATCAACAACAGCATGGATATAGAAATGGTAGCTGAAGAGATAGCGTTTAGGACACAGCGAAAAATGGGAGGTGTAGGTCTTGCTTGAAATCGAAGTTGAATTTAATGGAATTAAGAACACGGATATAGATCTCCACTGTTCAGATTGTGGACGGAGACAGCGAGCCGAAGAACAGATAGTAGAATATAACATTCCCGACCGAGACGATGAACCCACAGAACATACAGGCAAATTTAAGCCATACCTAAGACCGATGAAATTTGCCTTTAAAGATAAAGCCAGAACAGCAGAAATTAATAAATGGCTTGTGGGTTATGCAAAGCTAAGAACCTCAAAGGATCCTGATGGATATTTCAAAGCTAATGTCGCGTCTGGATATGATGTAGAAAAATTCTCCAGACGATATGACGAGTTTCAGGTTCAGTTCAAAATCAACCCCGGATTTTTCTACATGGATTCCGGTGATACGCCGGTTGTGATGACCGCACCAGGAACCATCGTTAATATGGGAACGATTTATTCAGAACCACTAATTAGAATCGTGGGTACTGGAAACATAACCCTAACAATCAACGGCCGAGTGATGACATTCACGAATATTGAAACCTTTGTAGATATTAACCCAGACATCACCCCATCTGTATATAAAAACAATGAGAACCAAGGTTACAAGATGGTTGGTGATTTGCCAATATTCGATGTAGGACCTAACGTAATTACCTGGACAGGATCCGTTACGGAAATTGATATTTTACCAAGATGGAGGGAGCTATAAAATGATCAGATTATTTGCAAGTACAGAAACAGATTTTACACATAATCAGTACATTCTTAAAAATGCTCTCTCTTGTGAGGTGAATGAAGAAGAAAATGGGGTATTTGATTTAACACTTGAGTATCCCATTAATTCCGATATTCAGGAAGAGGCAATCATAAAGGCACCTACTCCAAGAGGTGAACAACCATTCGTTATTGAAAAAATAACAAAGACGCTAAAAGGATATAAGGCATATGCAATAAACTATGCTGGCTACAAGCTCAAAAGAAATTTTTTGGATGATGTTCGACCTACAAACCTTAACTGTCAGAACGCTGGAAATTATCTTTTATCGCACAGCGCGATTCCGATGCCGTTTACTTGCACATCGGATATCCTAGATTCTAAAACCGCTTATTATGTGAGAATAAATCCACTTGAAGCGTTTATAGGTGCTGAAAATAGTATCTTAAATAATTATGGTGGGTATCTGATCCGGAACGGAATGAACATCCACATTATGAAAGAACCTAAAGATATCGGATATGAAATCAGAATGGGAAAGAATTTACTTGGAGTAGAACAGAACATAGATATTACAGATGTCGTTACAAGGCTCTATGTGACCGCAGTGCTCGAAGATAACACGGTAGCAATATTGCCTGAAGAATATGTTGACAGCCCTTATGCACTGAATTACGGAACGGTAGCGATACGCGAGTTAGTAGTAACGCTCACAACTGAAGAAAAGAAACTGAGCACACCTATGATTTATGAAATTATGAGGCTGAAAGCACAGGAAGAATTTGCAAAAGGCATTGATTTGCCAAAAGTAAATTACAAGATTGATTTTGTGGAACTAAGCAAGATAACAAGGATGCCATACAAGGGCGGTACAGGATTAGCACAATACACTCATGAGGAATTATCCAAAAATACGCATGCAGAATTAAGCTTATCGGTTCATGGCGTTGCCTTTGGAGATCCTACAGACATACTTGCAAAGATGAACGAACTCGACATCTGCCACATGGTTGATGTTTATATTCCGAAACTTAATATTTATGTTAAGGCAAGAATAATCAAGTATTCATATGATGCAATTAAGCAACGATTTAATTCAATCGAGTTAGGTGATTATAAGCCTATGGAACGCTACATGACACAAAATATCTTATTGAATATGAATAGGAACTTGAAGTTAAAAGCTAACCAGACATCCATAGACACACCTACGCACGTGCTGACAGAGAACGGATTTGAGTTGAAAGACAGTTCAGGCGGTTTGTTGATGAATAAATACGGTAGCGTGAACAATGATAACTTCAGTTCAAGAGATAATGTTGAAGAAGGGTTTCCATTGTGGATTCCGTTTGAGGTTGATACTGATGTAAGTAGCATTAAAAAAGTATCACTATGGTGGAAGAATTTTCCGTATAGGGCAACCGCTAAGAGTGCTGCAGGTGGTGGCGGCGGAGCTAAAACTTCGCTAGGCGGTGGTGGTGGCGTAATCACTACACCAAGTGGCGGCGGAAGTACATCAGGAGCAGGAGGCTCGGTTAGTGGGTTTACTGGAGATGGTTCCGGATACAGCAATGACGGTGGGGTTATGTATAGCGACACTATGCGAAGTGAAACGGGTGGAAGAATACAAAAGCACTCACACTTCATGGATTGGTATCATGTACACGTTACAAAAGACCACTCTCACACATTTACGCTTTTAGATCACTTTCATGTTTTAGAACTACTTGACCACATCCACGAGTTAGTTTTTGGAATAGTCGAAACACCAATCACGGACGATACATTTACAATCTGGATAGACGGAACAGAAAGAATGACAGTTAATGCGAGAACAGGCAAGCAAGACATCACACAATGGGTTCAAACAGTGGGCGATCACGAAATCGAACTACGCTCGCCAACAAAGAAATTAATACACGCAAATGTAAGTTTGAAAACCTATATTCGCGGTTAAGGGGTTGATAATATGGCAAATTATACACCAAATCTAAATCTAAAAAAACCTACTGGAAATGAATACTACGATGTCGTTGCAGAAGATAACGATTCAAAAGATAAGATAGATAATGCAGTCGGTGAAAATAAACTGCAATTTGAAAAATCTAAAATCACAAGACCAATGAAATATAAAGACACCATTAGAAATGGGCGTTCAATCATTCTCGATGGCAATGCTGGAAATGGCTATGTGAACAGGGCTGTTCTAACAAAATCCCAAAGTGAATTAGTTATAGTAAAGAATGATGCTTTAAATCCAGCGACAATACCTCTAGTTCCATTGTATCCTTTAAATCCTATTACGGCGCCATACATCGAATTCATTCTTATGAGTCCAGATATATCACAAATCCAGTCAATACAGTTTAAAATCGAACCAGGAGACGGAGGATACTATCACACGTATGACTTATCAAACCAATTACCAAAAAGAGGCATTCCATACGAACCATTATTGATGAGAGTTAAAGTAGCTGATTTAGTTAATGTCGGTGCTACTGGTCCTGTACATCTTCTTTCCACAGGATTTATAGTCTTGCTGATAACAGGAAACTTAAACGCAACGCTGATTATTCCTAATGGAATATTTTATTCTGTACCGCAAAACACAGTGATGTTTCAGTTTGACGATGGTGAAAAATCAGTCTATGAGAAAGCTTTTCCAGAAATGCGAAAACGTGGAATTGTAGGGACGTTTAATGTACTCACCACAGACATAGGATCCCCAGCATATTGTACCTGGGACCAACTAAGAGAGATGCAGGCTGCAGGATGGACGATTGGCAATCATACCAGCGCACATACAGACCTGATGACGTTAAGCGTTACTCAAGCATTAACAAATGTTCAGAATGGACAATTTGTTTTAGCTACAAACGGATTTACAGGGTCAAGATGCCTTGTGCCACCCTATAACAGCCTAGACGATGCACGAGCGGAGTATTTTAGACATGTAATGCTGACAAGAAAAGCGGGCGCTAAATTCTCCACACCATTAAAAAAGAGCAAAGGCTATGTGATGATTCAATCAAAATCAGTGGTGGTCACGGACACGCTCAATACTTTGAAAACAGCTTTCAATACCGCAATGGCAGAAGGTGACTGTTTCAGCCCATGTTTCCACAGTTTTATTGATGGAACACCAGAGGGCGAATATCTTTATGACATTAATATATTTATACAGTTTCTTGATTGGTTGCTCGCAATGCCAATTAAATATTATAACGGTGAAGAATTTTGCGAAGAGTGGTTAATAAAATAAGGAGGTGTATTAAATGCTACAAGAATACCAACTGTTATATTTAGATAACGACATACCAATAAATAAATCCTTTTACTGCAACAACGGAGATATCAAAGCGAGAGGCTTGGAAGTTCATGTTCTTGACAATTCAGTAGCTAAGGACTGCACAGGATTGGAACTTAGAATGATTGTTAAAGTGCCTAGTGGCGAAATGTTTGAAGCTACAGTGGCAAATGGATTGGTTACAGTCCTGAATGTTACAGGCGGAATTTATCAGGTTCTATTCCCAAATAATATGGGAAAAGGCAGATTGACCGCAGAAATACAGTTGTCGAACACGGTGCCAGAAGTTATCGTATCCCGAAAATTTAGTATATTAGGCGATGGATCCTTGACCTCTGACGGTAACATAAGCGTGTTGCCGGGTGCCGGAATGTTGGCTCCGATTATAGTAGCAGAACCGGAAAGAGTAGCAGCAGAAGTATTAAGAAAAACAGATGAAGCTGCAAGAAAAACAGCAGAAACAACCAGAGCAGGATTTTACACAGGGTTTGATACGTCATTGGCGGCAATTACGCCCGTTATTGATAAAGTTTCAAATCCTGCATCACGCATACTGCCGAATCCTTTATTTAATCGCTACAACATAAATACGGCATTGCTAGATATGATTATAAGCAAGACCAACGGCACGGTATATTCCACAGTTGGATACTATACATCCGACTATACCGAGGTAACGCCAGGGGAATATTTGGTGTGCTTTGGGATTCCTTCAAATGATATTTTTAGAGATGTAATGTTTAGATATGCCTTCTTCAATGAAAACAAGGTTTTTGTCAGTGGCGGAGAAAACCCAAATCATTTCCTCACATCATATGGCAAAACACTTGTTCCAGCGGGTGTAAAATACATCAGATTTTGTTATAAAAAAGAATCTGTATCTGTTTTTCTTACCGATCCAATCATCTGCCCCATCATGCCAAGTTGGCCGGTAGCCTTTACGGGCTATACTCCAAATGTAATTACTCCCGCATCAGATTGGTATGGTAAAAAGTGGCTGACCTATGGTGACAGCATTGTGCATATTGGATATGGGGATGCTCTTCTCAATGGATGGCAGAGAGTACCCAACGAATACCACGGTTTTTCGAAACACTATTGTAGAGGTGTCGGAGGTTCAGCGGTGGCGAATGGTACGGGCACGTTCTGGACTTACCTTGACGGTCAATACGCAGGAAGAAACCTAACACCGACAACAGTTGCAGACAAAGCAACACTTGACGGTATGACGACCTCAATAGGGCTGTATTACGCCACAGCAGAAGCAACGTACTATTATCGGCCAGTTACCAGTGTATTATGGATAGCAGTAACGGAACGCAAACTTAGCATGTGCAGATGGGACCGCATAAAGGCAATGATACCTGAATCAATCAGGAACACGCTTGACCTTGTTGTGGTCATGGGTGGAACAAACGATCATCTTGGAAATATTGCACTAGGCGCAGTTACATGGAGTACCGCAAACACCACAGACACAGAATGGATTGCTGATGTGACTAATGGTAATGGTGGAGATTATGGCATAGATACATACAAGGGTGCAATGGCATCAATGATAATGAAATTACAGAAATGGTGTCCTAATGCAGTGATTGTAGTAGCGTCACAACTTTCGGGATATGGCGTATCTAAAAACATGACCGTAAACTCGTTATCCCTCACACCCGAAGATTATGCAAATGCGGCTTTAGATGTAGCACATAAAATGTCTGCCCCATCCATTGATGTATTCGGGACAACCGGAATTAATCAGCAAAATACAACAATGTATATCACAGATGGTACACATCCATACAGTAGGGCGGGTATGCTCGCTCTTGGCAGAGCAGTTGCCGCAGGATTAAAACGTATTATTCCACGATTGGTTTAATCGATAATCCGCAGAAATGACGAACTAAATAATAAGATTCAGGATCCCACCGAGGGGTCCTTTTCAATTTAAAAAATTCGGAGGTGGCACATGGAGTGTAATTGTAAAAAAGAGGGAGAGATCGCAGCTATCCATATTCGCATTGAAGAACATGACAGGCGATTAAACAAATATGAAAATAAACAAGACACAATATATAAAATGGCAGAGTCGCTAGCAGTCATGGCAGAAAAAATGACAGGAATTAGCGAGGATGTAAGTGAGGTCAAGAACGATGTCACAGGATTAAAAGCAGAGTTTAATAATTTAAAAGACCAAACAAAAGTAGAGCAAATCAATACCCTAAAAGCTAATCTCGGAGTTTGGGAAAAATACAAAGTGCAAATTATCACACTGATTATCACTGCGGTTGTCACAACTTATCTAATAAAAATCGGAGGAATGTAAAATGGAAGAATTAATGAATCAGATCATGCCATATATCTTGATTATCTTAACTGCAATCGCTGGGTATGTAGCGACAAAGATTAAGGCTTTAATCGACAGCAAAATCGACAAGGATAAACAAGATCAGTTGCTGAAGTTTATAAAGGTTACTGTTGATTACGTTGAACAAATTGGAATTAAACTGAAACCAGAAGAGAAGTTTGAACTGGCAAAAGCAAAAGCATTGATATGGGTAAACGAAAAAGGATTGACGGTATCAGAGGATGAATTAGAAATACTGATAGAGGCTTTCGTACATAATTTGACAGCAAAGGAGGAATAATACATGAGAAGATTATATCTCTCTCCCTCAAACCAACCAGCTAACAGATATGCGGTTGGTGGAACAAATGAAAAAATAGAAATGGAGGCAGTTGCGAAATCAATTCAATTCTATTTCAGAGATTACGAAATCGAAACTGTACTAGCAAGTTTTGATTTAGCATTTCCGAAACGAGATGATGAGGCAAAAGAAAAGGGATGTACAGACTATATGGCTATTCACTCGAATGCCGGTGGAGGCGGAAAAGGTGTAGGAACTGTATGTTTCTATCATCCTGACTATCCAAAAACCAGAGCATTAGCAGAACGATTGGTTATTGAATTAGATGCTATTTGTCCATTCCCTGAAAATAGATATACACAGGTTCAAAACGGAATGGTTCCCTACAATGGTTACGGACTTGGAGAAATCAGAGAACCATCCGAAAAGAACATGAACAGCAATCTGCTAGAAATTAACTTTCATGACAATCCAATAATTGCACAGTGGATCATCGACAATAAGGGCTTAATCGCCAAAACATTTGTTAAGGCATATACAGATGTTTACGATATCAAGAAAAAGGTTGTCGCAGAACCTATTAAGGTTGTAAAATCTGTTATAGAAGCCTTAAGAGTTGACGGCTATCTAGGCGAAAAGACCATTACCGCTATGCAGAAGTATTTCGGAACACCACAGGATGGAATAATTTCCAAGCCATCCATGATGATAAAGAAATTTCAAAAACTTCTTGAGGTTAAACAAGACGGATACATGGGAGACAAGACAATTAGTGCCCTTCAAAAACGGATGGGAACTCCACAAGATGGCGTAATTTCAGAACCGTCAATGTGCATCAAGGAACTGCAGCGTAGATTAAATTTAGGAAAAATATAAAAGTAAAAGGCATCTCTTAATTGAGGTGCCTTTTTTTATTTGTCCTATTTTGTGTCTATCTGCTCATCCCCATCGCAAAGAGTAGCAATCAATGTGAAGTGTCTTTTGAATCCTGGATGCCCATCGTAAAATTCTGTGCTCTTGAACTTAGCAAATTCCGTTTTTGCTTCTTCCAGCGTTTCAAAGTGCTTTCTTTCGAGTTCTGTGTATTCCGGTCCTAAATCCCCATCAAACGTCTGCTCATAGATTATTTTAAATCTCGTTGTCATTTTACTTTTTCCTCCTTCATCATCTCTTCTGCTTTTTCATTGATCTCTCTCATACTTGTTTTATTATCTCTCTCCCACATTGATACGGTAGCCTTATCTATAAGTCGCTTAACCGTCTTAACTTCGTATGTTGTCCACTCGTTGCCAGAGGCGTACACATTGCACCAAATCTCGCCTGTTTCCGTGTCAATCATTATTTCCGCATGTCCTTGCCAATTGTTGTA